AGCACCTCCATCACCAGCCGTGGCAGCACCTCTATCACCAGCCGTGGCAGCACCACAATCACCAGCCGTGGCAGCACCTCCATCACCAGCCGTGGCAGCACCTCTATCACCAGCCGTGGCAGCACCACAATTACCAGCCATGGCAACACCTCTATAACCAGCCGTGGCAGCACCTCTATCACCAGCCGTGGCAACACCACAATTACCAGCCGTGGCAGCACCTCTATCACCAGCCGTGGCAACACCTCTATAACCAGTCATAGCAGGTTTTCCCGGTTCCGCATTATACTCGTTAGTACAGCGTTCCTTGACATAAGATACAGCTGCTTTCACAAGCCCCCTTATATCAAGCTCAGCACCTATTCTTATTTTTGAAGAACAAACCTTGTCACTTTCTGAATCGTCTATTTTACCACTCTGCTCAACCTCACAAAACCTTGACCCGGCTGGCGCATAGTAACCAAAAACATCCAGAGGATAAGGACACGCATGAAAACCTTTCTTGCATGCCTTTATGTCGCCTGTTTCTTCATACTCCTTACCTACCTTATACTTAAATCCTCTACAAGATAAATCCTTATCAAATGCTTTATAAGCCTTTATTTTCTGTTCCATGATATTGTTTATTTTTCGTTATTTTGATATTGCGATAATTTTTTGTTCAAATCTCTTCTGCCCAACAGGTGTATTCCATGAAGCCTGTAGCATGGCTTTTCGGGAATCGAATCGTATTTACGGTTATGGCACAACGGCGGCAGATGCGATGTATATTGTATTTACCTTTTACACCGTAACATACCACAGGATAACCGTCAGCAGTTTTCATGTTCCGCCTTTTTCCTTCGTTTCAGCTTTGGTTCTTTTCCTGAAACTCTGCGGACGGAACGCCCTGTCACGCTTATGCCAGCCCTCCCGGCACCGGAGTCTTGATTCATCCAGCATATCCTCCATCGCGGATTTGAGACTCTCCAATTTTTCCACGGAGAGCAGCAGGTACTCATTCATTCCGTCCTTTTCCATACATCGCGAGATTTGGGGATTCGGGATCATAAGGCTCCACGGTGGTAAGGGTAACGGAGGATACGACCACACGTCCGCTCCCCTTGCAGGCGGGACAGGCAACGGTATGTACGGTGTCCGCCAGCTCGTCCAGGTTCTCAAGAAAGCCCCGGCCGCAGCATGTGCGGCACAGGACTACATGGGGATGGTCAAACTTCCTTCTTATCATCACCGGGAAATTCAGGTTTCACATCAGCAGTGTAGGGATAGACATCCATAATGGCGGTCTCGGACGTGCCCTTCATCCCCTCGTCCAGCTTCTTTACGGCATCGCGAAGGTCGGAAGCCTGTACCAGTACGGTAGTGGGGGTCTTTTTCTCCGCTCCGCTTTTTTCGTCCAACGTGATAAAGAACAGCTTACACTTGAACCAGCGGTCGGCCGCATCTTCCTCAGATGGGAACAGTTCGCTGTAACCGGCGCGTTTGACGCCCGAGACGGTAAATTCACCGTTGATATACGGGTTCATTTCTTCAATAATACGGGCTTCCGCTTCCGTGAAGCTCAGCGCGTCGACCAGATAGGCTTCCGTTACTTTCCTGTTCATGCCGTTCTCCGCCACCTTCTCGTAGCGGATGGAACATTCAAACCAATTGTGCATCATAATTTACATCTTGTTAAATGAGGGTTCTATTCTTTTCCATTGATTGTTTCCGTCCTTTTCCTCGAAGTAGAAGCGGATCACCGTGCCTTCCACCACGTTGCTCTCACGGAAGAGCTGCATGATTTCCGAATATTCGGGGTCGTTGAAGTCGTCCTCGAGCTCGTACAGGCGGGAGATGGACTTGTAGTCAAGATCCCCGGCCTCGTTGCGCTGGAGCAGCGACATGGCCAGCTTGTACATGGGGTTGCGCCCGTCATCGCCCTTCTTGCCGATCCATGCGTTCAGGTAGTCCACTAGGCGCTTCTCTGCCACGTCGGCCCTCTCGTCGAAGCCCTTGACCCGGTTCCCCTTGACGGAAACCTTGAAGGTGTCGTTCTTCACCTCGAACCCGAGCTGCTCGTCACGTTTCAGACCGCCGTACTCCTTCAGCTGGTCATAGTAGGCGGTGGCCTCCTTACGGAGCCATTCCTTGAACTCCTGACCGTCCTTGATATACTTGCGGAGCTTCCTCTCCACAGAGGCGAGGAATCTGGCACGCAGCTTCTGGTAGTTCTTCTTTCGGTCCCCGTCCTTTCTTTTCTTTTCGGCCTGCAGCTTGCTTAGCAGGGTCTCACGTTCCTTTTCAGATAAATTCTTGATATCCATATCTGTTCTTATTTATTAGTGAATAAATTCCTGAATAAATCAGGGTCGATTATCTCCTCGTTGCAGTCAACGTTCTGTTCTATGGCTGTCTGGCATTCCCAGCAGAGATGGTTCACGGTCATGTGGTTGTTGTATTCACAGAACACCTTCCCGCACAGCCCGCACCGGGCAAACATCGGCTGCACGGTGTCCGCATCCTCCCGGCAGATGTCCAGCCCTTTGGCGTGGCAATCGGCACACATGTCAGCACATTCCTTTTCGAATTTCGTCTTTTCCATTGTCATCATTGTTATTGTTATTATCGTTTATCCATGCTACCAGAATCCATAACATGGCGTTCAGTGACCATGTTTTCGCCCAGAAGTCATCATTAACTATCATGCCCGTGAAAGCCGAGAGGGCGGATATCACATACACAAGGTGCTTTATTCTCATACCTCCTCCTTCCGTCTTATGGCCTTCAGCTGTTTCAGTGTGGCCTTAAGTTCCTCCAGGTTCTGGCTTGACACCGGCTTCCTGCATCCTCCGTGGCTCTTCAGGAAGGAGGTGATCTTCGCCTTGTTCATCTCAACCTCCACAGGATTGTCGCTTCGATAGCTCCTGTTGAGAAAACCGATGTCCATCGACACGCCATAGATGGCCTTGACCAGTGCCAGTTTCTCCCGTCTTTCCGGATCCTTTCTCCCGTCGGGATCGAGCAGCGTTCCGATCATCCTTGCGGCCTCGCTTTTGTACAACTCCGCGGACGTCGTTGTCCGTCCGCCGCTGAACTGCCGGACAAGATGCCTGTATTCATCCTCGTCCAGTCCGAACTGCCGTCTGAGGCGGTGTATGCACCGCTTCTGGGCGTTTGTCGCGGGTAATTCAATTGTTTTCATTATTATTGCTGTTAAATGGTTCGTCACTGTTCCTGAGCCAGCATCTCTCATAACCCTCCTTCCAGACCACATAGAATCCTTTCGGACCGGGAACACCACGGCTCATGTACCGGGCGCAGAACCCGTTCACCTCTATGCGGGAGAAGCAGTCCCTCTTGACCCTGTAGGCCACCGTCCCCTGCACCTCCTTCCCCTCCACATGGGAGATGTATACGAATATCTTCTTCCTGTATTTCTTCCTGAGCTCGACCAGTTGTTTGGCGGTGACGTCCATCTCGCCTTCAAGACTCTGCAGGGAGTCGATGATGACCACGTCCGGGGATCTCTGTTTCCCGAGAAATTCGTCAAACTCATCAAAAGTGGGGACCTCGTCCCAGAACAGCATCCCGCTCCTTGACGAATTCATGAATCCGAGCAGGGAGTCCCTGAAATCGGACTCGACACCCATCTCAAGGGAAATGAACAGCACCTTGTAGCCGATACGGTCAAACTCCCTGGCCAGCTGGAAGGTGAAGGAGGTCTTTCCCTGTCCGGACTTGCCGTATACGATCCACGCCCCGGACTTCTGCCTCTTTCCAAAGGCATCCATGAAATCCTTGGAAAAGGGGATGTATTCGTATTTTTTGTTCAATATGTTGTCAAACGACAATGACCTGATCATAAGCCAGCTCCTCCGTTGCTGATTTCCTGTCTGATTACCACATTGTCTATCATTCCCGAAAGCTCGCGCAGGTCATCGGCGAACAATACCTGGCGGGGATCGTCCTCACGCGGCTGCTTCTTGACCTTGGGAAGTTTTCCCCATATCTCTTCCGCCGTCTCCCTGTCCTGCACGCCGTTGGCCATACAGATGGCGATGACATCCTTTTTTGTCGCGCCCAGAAGGGTGATGTAATTGCGGCCGAAACGCCCGTCTATCTCGTCATACCCTTCGATACGTCCCACATACCGCCTGATATTGCGCTCCAGCGTTTCCGTGCCGGCCACCAGACACCCCATGCGCCCCAGCGTGTCATCATACAGGGGAATAAGCGTGCACATGGCCGAATGCGTGAGCTTGCCGGCATCATCTATCAGCAGGACAGGCTTATAGGAAGACAGGGAATTCATGTGCGCGATGCACAGGTCCAGCAGGCTGTCATTATCCATATAGCGCGTCACATTCTCTCCCATGGCCTGTGCCAGTTTGGTAAGGAACTTGCGGCTGCTCCATTTGCGGCACTTGATATATACAACCCCCTTGTCACCGCACAGATTGTACAGGTCAATCAGAGACTGGGTCTTTCCGCTTCCGCTGCGGCTGCTGATACATACCCATTTGCTCTTTCCCCTGGCAACCTCGAACGCCCGCTTCACCTGCCGGTAAGAGGTTACGGTATCAACCACATTGCGGGAATTCTCATAGAAATAAAGGCCTGTGGCGATCCTGACCGCCAGGTTGTCGTCATTCGCGCCGTACTTGCCGGAACGGAACTGGGACATCGCCGCATCGGACACGCCGCAGCGACGGGCCAGTTCTGAAGGTTTTGAACCACGTTCTATCAAATTCTCTATGTACTGTTTCAATGCTTCCTTATCCATAATTATGCTGTTTTTAAAGTGTTATTAAATCATCTTGAAAAATTCATGTCGGCGTCGTCCCATTCGTAATCGTCATCCGCAAGAGGGGACGGAACCCTGAGAGGTCCGGGCGCAATCTCTTCAAAATCCACGTCCTCCACCGTCTGGCCGCGCGCCTCGTACTTGCGGTCCTTGTGCCGTCCCCGGCTGTCGGTGAGCAGGGCGCGGTCCAGCAGGCTGTTGCTCTTGAGAAGCGGGTTCCGCTCCTGCATGGCGGTTATCACCTCGTCCACCTGCTCCTGTCTGGCCACATACCGCCGCTCGAACTGCCGGTTGAACTCGTCCACCTTCCTGCGGTGCTCGAAATGTTCGGGTTTCTGGTCGATCAGGGCCATCGGTGTCTTCATGTCACGCTGCATGAGGAACTTCAGATCCCCCGTTTCCTTTGCCAGCCGGTGCCCTTTGGTGGATTCGGCATTGACGATGAGCACCTGCGACAGATCGTCGGGATCGTAGTGCACGGACCAGTCCTCGTGGAAATGGTTGCGCAGCTCCATGTCGAAACTCTCGTAATTGATCCTCTCCCCGAAGAGCTCGATCAGCAGGCCCTTGCCGGTGAGCCGGTTGGTGCGCCCCGTCGTGTCGCCCATAAGAAACAGGTATTCCTCGTCGCAGAACGGCATCCGGCGTTCCATGGGGGTGCGTTCCCATGCGGCCATGTACGCTTCCAGCTTCTTGGCCCGCTCCCTTTGCATGATGCCGTGTATCTGCGCCAGCACGCCCTCCTCGTCGGGGATCAGGTGGCGGTTCTTGTTCAGGATCTCTATATTGGGCTGGGAGCCGCGCCTGCTGTTGATGTTCACACCGCTCCAGTTCTTCTCCAGCTGGTAGTACGTCTTGTTCAGATAATTGAAGTACGGCTCGATGATCTTGGCCTTGGCGTTGTGGAGCGCGGCGGGAATGTAGTGCACCGTCATCGCCTCATAGAACGGAACCATTACCCCCTTCTGGTAGTTGTCACTCTGCAGCTGCAACGGCTTGTACCGTGCACCGAACAGTTCCCGGGCGTGCCTGATGGCGTTGCGCAGCGCCTCGCGTATCAGCGCCGGGCTCTCATGGTCGCCGACGGCGTATCCTATCGGGTACTTGCCGCAGGCGTCCAGCACCACCACGATGGTCTTGCGGTTGTGGTAGGTGGTCTTCTTGTAAGTCCTTGTCTCGCCGTCCACCTTTTTGTCCATCGGCTGCCTCTTCTGGTAGACCAGTTCCACGTCCCATCCGTCCAGTGTCCAGTAGGTCATGGCGGTCTTCGGAGCCTCACGCTTGTGCTGCATCTCAAGGGAGTTCCTCAGGACAGTGGTTCCGCGCTGGTGCCCCAGGGTGGTGGATTCCATCATCTTCCGGTACCTGTCCACCGTGACAGGGCTCTTGATTTCCGGTTTCCCCAATATGGAGGCTATCTTGTTGTACTGTTCCATTATCTGTGCGTTGTTCAAATTCATGTGCTGGGAAAGCAGCTTGTGCATGATCGCCTCGTCCTCCTCGTCCCTAATCAGGGCGGCGGACGTGTTGCCCTTGTTCTTATGCACCAAAGCGATGAAGCCTTCCGACTCATACTGGTCCACTTTACGTTTGAGCGTCTTTCCCGTCGAAGGAAGTTTGTGGGGATAGCGGGTGTTGCCTTTGCTGTCCCGCACCTTCAGCAGGTCGTTCACCATCTCACTCAGCCTGTCCCATACGTTGAAACGGGAGCCGCCACGTCCGAAACCGCATTCCGCATTGCTGTCACGCAGCCGGATGACTGCATCCAGGACACGTGCCTGGAGCGTATAGAGCGTGACCTTCTCCGGTCTGAGCGGCTTTCCCGCACCGTCCCTGTAGGTGGTGAAGAAGGAGTAGGCGGCTTCATTGTACCCTACCGCCCTCTCAAGCGGGCTGGTGGCGGCACGTTCGACATCCTCATGGGGATCACCATAATATTTGATGTATAATTGCTGTATGTATACTTCCAGCGAGTCGAACTCCACCAGGGCGGGGCGTCTGAGACTGGCACGCTCGGCAACAACAATCTGCTTTCTGTTCACCTTCGTGTTATATGTTCCTAACGGGAGGAAGCCCTTCTCGGAGCCCACCTTACGTTTCGGATCATACATGATCAGCTCGTTGGCGTAGATACATACCTTGTCATTATAGATTACAGCCATATCAACCGTTTATTGTTTAACCTTGTGCGGTTTCCGGCGTCGGACCGGAAACGAGGGCCGCCTTCCGGCTCCCTGACCGCGTGTCCTATTTTTCCTCCCTGTAATACCTTTGTCCGATAAGGGAAAGGCAACATACGACTGCAAGGACCGAGGCGGCGAGATTCTCGTTGAAGGTGGGACGGAGGTTGTCTGCCAGCCTGAGCACTACCACAAGGCCGATGACAGCGGCTGCTATATGGATAATTCTGAATGTTTTCATTGCTTTCGGTTTTTAATTAAGGGCGCATCCGGATAAAGATAAAGTGTCGAATTTTAAAATTATTGCCGGATTGGACGCGCCCTTCAGGGGTTATTGTTATTATGATAAAATTGTTTTAATTTATCCTGTTCCGAAACGTGTTCTCGATCTTCACGAGACTGGGGTGGTGAATACACAAGGGCCTTGTGGGACGCGCTCCGTCCACTGTCGGCGTGACAGGGAAAGCCAGACGGGCGATTTCGGCTGAATATACATAAATACTGTTCTCGTCACGGGAACCTTCCTTGGAGGTTTCCGCTGCCAGCTTGTGCGCCAGCTCCTCTATCTGTATTGCAATCTTGTGCACTTCGTCAAATTGAATATCAAATTTCATGGTGTGTTAATTTTGAGCTGGTTTATTTTTCTATTTCCTTGACCAGACGCTTCGCGCCGGCTATGTCCCATATCTTGTCGACCATCTCCGCGACCTTCATGTCGGTTGTCGGTCCTATCTTCACCATCACCGCCCCTTCGGCGTCCTGGTCCTTGGGAATGATGATGGGGCAGAGCATCCCGTATTCACGCCAGATCGTTATCACGATCCTCAGGTATTCAAGGTTGATACCCATCGTATAAGTAATCATCCCTGTTCCTCCCATTCTATCAGTAGTTGTCTGTACACCGGAACAGGTTCGGGATATATGATGCCTTTGTTCTTGTGGGATATGGCCAGCTTCGTCAGCCTGTCGGCTATACGGCGGCTCATTGTGTTGCCGGAATACACCTTGCATACATGGGAGTAGGTGACTTTCATGTTGACGGCGACCGTTTTCAGATCATTCCGATTGAGATAACGGCACACAGCCTGTTTCCAGTCGATGAAGTCCGGACGGTACTTGGGTGCGGGAAGTGTCGGACGCTGTGCCGGACGAACGGAGTAGCCGCCGGTACGGCGGATGGAGGGGAGAACCTCGTTAGTTACCCATTTGCGGAAGGCTTTTGCTTCGGGCTTGCGGGATATAAAAATCAAATGATATAAACCGGATTCATTGACTGCCTTAACTCGCTGATTTCCACCTAGGGTGTAACTAATAGTTACATCATGTTTTTCATCCATATCAAGCGACTGTATCGCCTTTCTTGGATTTTTCAGATTCAAAATATCACAGATATCTTGAGCTACAAACCATGTTTCATTTCTTTCTGTAGTAGCGCGAATCTTTGCACCAATTTCCGAATTGTTGAAGATTTGCAGACCTGTTGTCTGCTGGTTGTTGTTCAGTGTTTCCATAATAATACATTATTAATTAGTACGTTCCGCTTTCACATTACCCTTGTTATCGAGGATTTTGACTGTTTCATGCTTGACGATTTCGTCAACATTGTACAGCTTACTGTCGTTCCGTTTCTTGGCGGCTTCCCAGATTGCCGGAGCTTTACCACCCTTTTTCTGACCGGACAATACCTGTCCGACATAGGCCATTGTCACTTTAAAGGCGATAGCAAGTTCCTTCTTGCCTTGTGCGCCTAACTTAATTACTTGTCCCATATTCAATATTTATTGGATTAAAATTGCTATATTTGGCGCGGTTTATATTAAACCTGATGCAAATATAAAGCAATGCAATATTTAAATCAAGAAAAAGGTGAATAATTTATTGCATTGCAATCTATTTAGAATGAAATATAAATAACAAAGCAATGGAAGTATCTGTTAAAGAAAGACTTAAACTGTTTTTAAAAAAAGAAGGTATAAAAGATGTTGATTTCTGTAGAATAATAGGAGTATCTACAGGCTTTATTTCGGGCATGAGGGTATCTATTCAACCTGACAAATTAAAAAGCATTGCAATAAATTTCCCCAAATTAGATATTGGTTGGCTTCTTACTGGCGAAGGCTCTATGTTAAAAAATGAAATAAAAAGTACAGCTTCACCTAATACAATGGATACTGCTTATATATATAATATGTATGAGGATTACAAAAAGCTACAGGCTGAAATCATCGCGGAAAAAGAGAGAAGAATAAAAGAATTAGAAACTAAACTTGCTAAACTAGAACAGCAAGAATCCCCAACAACAAACTCCGACTCCCATGCAGAAACTGCCCCAAAAAAGCGGAGCTCATCGCGTATATCAGGTTCTTCTGCGCAAACAGATGCCCTGACCATAAAATAAAGATAATAATTGAGTGAAGATACAATTACAAAAAAATGCCCCGAACTTAAAAAGAACGAGGCGTAAAATTTTAAATGTCATTCATTTATAGGTACATAAAATGTAGTTTTTGATGGAGTATAGATACCACAAGTTATAACCTCCAAAAAACCGTTTAAAAAAGTATGGTGATTTTTGATTGCATACTTTTGACGATCTCCAACATATTGCTTAATATCCTTTTTGTTTGATGCTGGTGATATAAGTCCGAAAAGAAAATGATTGTTTGTCTTTGAGTTGAAAACTCTCTTTGGTTCATCAACCTCCATGCCACCTACATACAATTGAGAGCTATAACATGAAGACAACGATAAAGATAATGTACTAGCTAGTACTAAAAGCATTACTTTTTTCAT